AAGAACAAATTTTTTGTCAAGTAATAGTTACAAAGTACAACAACCAAAACCAAAAACGAAATAAATCAAAAACTCATCACATGATCATTCAAAAGAAATCGCTCAACTATATTTTTGAGATAGTCAATTATTTATATTTTAACCTTGAGTTGGATCAAGAAATCGAAATCAAAACGCTAAGAAAAGAGAGCAACAAAGACATGTTTGCCGCTGCTCTTGATTTCATCATTGACAGAAATTTGACCTTTCTCGGGGCTTTCGTTATTAGATACACCGACGAGTCTAGGACCTCGATCAAGAAAAAACCTTGCTTCTTGGCCAAGGACGTCGAAGGGGTCCAGATGGACAAAAACTTAATGCCGTTCGATTTTAAGAACTCAAAAGACGGCAAGCCGTTGACTTTGAGCGCAAAATATATAAAACTTTTTGAACATGCCAACACCTAAAAAAGACCCTCACACGCTCGCCGAAATGTACCGTTTCGGAATAGTAACGGGCCGACCGCCTCTTTTTAAGAGTCCGAAAGTCTTGAGCCAGAAAATAAACCTTTATTTTGAGCATTGCGACGAAAGTCGTAAACCGCCGACAATCACAGGGTTAAGTCTTTTTTGTGGATTTGCTGACCGTCGAAGTTTTTACGATTATCAAGACGACAAAGCCGAGTTTTCTCACGTAACGCGCGCCGCGCGCACCGTTATCGCTAATTTTCACGAGATAAACGTCGCCACGAGTGACAAGCCTCAAGGGTCGATTTTCATGCTTAAAAACTTTGGTTTCTCAGACACTCAGACAATCGAGCACAAAGGCAAGGCTGAGGTTCGCCAAACGTTCAAAATAGGCAAAACGATCATTGAGTTTTAAGCCAATGAAGCGATCGCCGAGACTAAACACGAACAAAGGGCCTTTTTTCGTCGCGACTCTTGCCCGTAGATGGACAAAGGCGTTTATTAAGGGCGGCCAAATACTCAGTCCACTAGAAAGGCTCGCGGCCCGCGCATGGATCTCAGCAAATTAAAAACAGACGCATGACAATGCCAACGCCCCTTTTTGAGCCGTTCCCTAAGCAAATCGAATTCCTAGAAAAGGCGCTCGATTTATATTCTAGCTTAGTGATATATGGCGGCGCTATTCGAGGCGGCAAAACGTTCGTTTCTCTGGGCGCTTTGTGTTTGTTGTGCAAAATGTACCCTGGTAGCCGTTGGGCTATAGTTCGAAAAGATTTACCGACGCTAAAACGTAACATTGTGCCACCTTTTCGCAAGATTGCGCCCGCTAATTTCTTAGTCGGCGGCTCCTTGATAGCGCATATAATCAACAAGAGCAAGTCGTTAAATTCACGAACGGCTCAGAGGTCCTTTTATTTGCTGAAAATTTTACGCAAGATAAAGAGCTGAACAGATGGAAGGGCCTCGAGGTTAACGGTTTTTTGCTCGAAGAGTGCAACGAGTTACAAGAGGACTCTTTTAGCAAAGCAATTGAAAGGGCCGGCACTTGGATCATTCCGGGAGGCGTGCCTCAGCCACCGGCAAAAATACTGCTAACATGTAACCCCGCGCAAAACTGGGTTAAAACGATCCTATACGACCCCGCTCAGCGCAACGCCTTGCCGGAGGGTTGGCATTACATACAAGCTAGAATTTTCGACAATCCATTCATGCCGAAATCGTATGTCGAAGGGCTCAAGAGACTGCCTAAAAATCAGTATCAAGTTTTTGTTCTTGGAAACTGGAACGTAAAACTGAAAAGCGGCGCCGAGTTTTACCACAAATTCAATATTGACAAGAACGTCGGGCCCACGAAGTATAACCCTTTGTTGCCTTTACATATATCGTTTGACGAAAACGTCAACCCGTACTTGCCCGCGACCGTCTGGCAAGGGTCCGGCCTCGAGGTCTGGCAAATTGACGAAATCGCACTAAAAAAGCCATACAATAAGATAAAAAGCGTATGTAAGGAATTAGCGCGGCGATACAGATTTCACAAAAGCGGGGTTTTTATTTATGGAGATGCTACGAGCAGAAAAGACGATACAAAAATCGAGGCCGGCATGAATTTCTTTAATTTAGCTTTGAGGTATCTCGCAACGTTCAAACCAATGAAGAGAGTACCTAAAAGCAACCCCTCAATCGTAATGAGAGGTAACTTTATCAATGCGCTTTTCGAGGGCGAGATTGAGGGCGCAAGCGCGATTATAGGCGACAAAAACGAGCTCACAATTGGCGACATGACGAACGTGCTCGAAGATTCTGACGGTAAAAAGTTAAAAATAAAGGTAAAAGACGCCAAAACGGGCGTAACTTTCGAGCCTTGGGGGCACCTTTCTGACGCGAATGACTACTTTCTAACGTGGTATTTCAAGGCTCAGTTTAGAGCGTATCAAGGCGGGGCGAGCATAGAGACGCCGAGAAAAGTTAAGAGGCGCGTAATTAAAAGAACTTATTAATATGAATTTTATACTCAAACACGACCTTCTAACGAAGATAAAAGCTAAAGAGTTAACCATCTTAACCGAGGACACGCAAAACCCCGATCAAGAGTTGTTCACGTCTATAGACGCGGCACAAAAGGAGCTTAAAAGCTATATTTCGCACCGTCACGACGTTGCGCTCTCTATGCCTCCGCTTTATTACTACGACCCTATAAAGCCTCGAGAGGTTGGCGACGTTGTTATCGTTTATTCAGAAAGCGCCTACGACTCGGCGGCGACCTACGGAGACAAAGCTCTCGTTTTAGATCCGAGCACAAAAAGAGTTTACATGTCTTTGTCTGACGGCAACACGGGCAACGCTTTGACGGTTTCGACTTCGTGGGCGCCCGTTGATTATAGTTATAGATTTTTTACTAGTCTAGTGACGGCCAACACCGCCAACGTGACAGATTCGGCCTCCTGGACGGCCTTACCTTTGGACCCGCGCGACTCTCTACTCAAGAGAATGCTTATTGATTTGACTCTTTACGATTTGCACGCTAGGATAAAACCGCGCCAAATTCCAGAGCATAGGGTCCAACTGAGAGACGACACAATCAAGCTATTAAGAGACGCCGCCGACCCGCGCAAAAATATAACCTTAGATTTGCCCTTGATAGACCACGGCCTCAAGTCTGGCGTAGATTTGACCTACGGCGGCAACGATAAAATCACACACTCATATTAGACCATGAAAATACCCTTTACAAATATAGAGATCGGTAAAATCGAAAACAAAGCCGTAACCCGTAAGCGCCGAGATATGGCCGACATTATCGACAGAATTAAAAAGACTCAGTTAGTGAGGGCCCGCGAGGACGTTAAGAAATGGCGCGACGCTTTGAACAGAGCAGAAAGCCACCATTTGCCAGACCGGGGCGACTTGATCCGTATTTTTAAAGATATAACGCTCGACGCTCATTTATCGAGTCTAATGACTACGATCATTCTAAAAACGACCTCGGCGCCTTTCTTTATTCAAGACGAAAACGGCGAAATCGACAAAGACGCGACTGAAACTTTTAAAAAGAAGTGGTTCAGAGGTTTCGCGAAGTCTGTAGTCGAGGCGCCTTTGTATGGTTTCTCTCTGGTCCAGTTTGGCGACATAATGGGCAACGAATTCAAAGACTCTGAGCTCGTGCCTCGCGAGTATGTTATCCCAGAAAAAAGAGCAGTAAAAAAGCATCTTTATCAAGCGGGCCAAGATTTGACATACTTCGACGATAGACCTTTCGATTTGTGGACGATCTTCATTCATGAAAAATATGATTTAGGTCTATTAACTAAGGCGGCGCCTTTGGTTATCTGGAAAAAAAACGTGCTCGGCGCGTGGTCTGAGGCGGCTGAGTTGTTCGGTATGCCTATTCGAGTAGGTAAAACGGACATTAACAACCCTATAGCGTACAAGAACATGACCGACATGCTCGAAAATATGGGCTCCGCGGCGTGGGCCGTAATGGATAACGACGACGAAATCGACCTCAAAGAGATCACAAAGTCAGATTATTACAACGTTTACGACAAATTAATCGACCGAGTCAACTCAGAATTGAGCAAATTGATACTAGGACAAAC